GCCGACATAGTTAATACTACACCAGAATTACCCGTTTGGTTTCCACTAAATGTAAATGAACCATAAGTATTGTTTGATGTAATCCCCGTTATATCATTTTGTATGTCTTGTATTACCTGACAAGCTGATAGTGTATTACAAGTAAGGTATTGAGTAAATGGATTGATTGGGGATAAGTTAGTTTGTGCTATATTTCCAGTTGGTAGAATACAATTGGAATGTTTTAATTTAAAACTGAATTGTCCCACCCATCCATTAACTTTATCTTGGGTTTCATCTATCGCAGGAAAACAAGATACTAAACCTTGAAATATAATACCATAATTACTCCAATCAACTTGAACCTCTGTTATAAAATCTTGTAATGTTTGGAATGTATCACTTAATACCTCCTGAACATTATCGCTATTATTACCATTAATGTCCAAATAGTTTGATTGGATATTTGTCTTATCCATAAATAACACACTAAATGATATTTCAGGTATTGCCGTTCTATTGATGGGGTTAATAACCGAGTTATCATTTAGGGACACCCACATATAAGGTAAGTCCATTTGTCTTGATGTCCCAATATCTGATGTTGGGCCAAAACCAAAATCATTTATAAAATAATGTCTATCAGCAAATCCCGCAAATAGATTTACCAATTGGTTTAATGATATTATGTTTGTCGCCATTATAAGTTTCCTTTTTTACTTTGTTCTATTTTATTTTTTTGATAGAAATAACTTAACCAATTTAAACAAGATATATAAGTTTTTTCATAAATCACGGTATCAGTTGTGTTTAATTCTTTTAATAACATATATACCATATCTAACCATTTAAAACTATCCGCTAATTCTACGGATTTACTTATTTTTTTAAATCTATCTTCTTCTTTATCTTCTTTTTTGGCGGAACCACCAAAGAGTCCTTTGTATTGTTCCCTAATATACTTCCGCCAGTTGAAAAAAAACTAAAAACATTATGAACCCTTGAGATTGGGGCTTTCTTAAACATTTCAGCTCTATCCATAAAATGTCCTTTAAATGTTTCCAACTCCCCCTTCTCATTTTTCTTTCTTAAAAATACACATAATAATTTATCCATAACTTTAAATAAATTACCATCAGCACTTTGTAATAAAGTTTCTATACTAATTACTTCCCCCATAGTTAATTTACTAAAATCATTTTTAATATAATATTTTTCATCCTCAATAAGAATAAACTCTGAATTGGTGGGTTCCACATCTTTTGTTGTGAATAATAACACATTAGCCACTTGCTCAAAATCTTTAAAATCCATCGTCATAATTATTTCCTCATCCATATTAGTAAGGATGGATATTGTCTTGACTGCCAATTCAACATCACTTAATCCTGTCCTATCAATATTGAATAATTTAATAAAATCATCAATCGTAATCTCATCCCAACTTTCGGGTAAGGTAAAAACTTTTACCTCATCGTCTATTTCTAAATTTATTTCTACCATAATGTCGTTTTTTTTTATAAATATTTATTTTTATGTTTTGTTTTTTGTTATTACATTCTAAATGTTTTAACTATTTTTGGTTTAATCTCAAAAATCATTCTATATGCCATAGCATCACTAAAATCGGGGGAACGCCCCAGTTGTCTTTTAACATCAGCCTTACTAATCATCGCAACTTTACCCACATTATCTGTTGGTTTGTGTTTAATCATCCCCAATTCCTCACTTATTTTGTCGTTATATTTTAAATTAGATAAAACTTTTAATTTACCACCATTAATTGCTTCCGCTAATTTGAAATATAATTGTGTTTTTAAATTCTCGTAGTTCTCATTCTGTAATGCCCTCGCATTATTTACAATAGGTTTGGCTTGTTTTAAATAATTCATTAAATATTTACCTACACCATCTGAATCATAAGATATATTCGTTTGTTTAACATTATGTTCTATCGCTTTATCTTTGATTACATCCTCTATCTTTTCAGTTGGATTAACAATAATCTCTATGGCGGTTAATCCCTCCCATATTATAATAACAGCATTATCACTGGTAAAGGCAATATCTGCTGATATGTAATTAATTGGGGACTCAATATATGGTTTTTCATTAACGAATATTGATAGTATTTGGTTATACTCTATTAAACTATTTGGGTCGGATGAATAATCCCAATTACCATATATCAATCTTTGTTTATCAATTGGGGTTAGTATCTTATGTAAATTATCAATATAAGATTGATTGATGTATTCATTATCTGTTATTAATGCTGGTATAAACTTTTTATATGTTGGTAATGTGTTGTCTGTATATGGGATATAATAATCTCTATACAAAAAATTCTTTGAAGGATTACAAGTCATTAGTAAAATAGGTTTAACCCCAATGTCGTTATTTAACCATCTACCTAATCTTGATTGTAAAATCTGTTTTCCCTTCTCATCAACCTCACCTGCTTCATCAATAACAGCGAAAGTCAATAATTGTCCCCCTAACCTCGTATAATCAGGGTCTGAAGGTAAATACCTTAATTCCAATAAAACTATCTTGGAACCATTCGTAAATGTAATCTCACCCGTTGTGGAGTTATACCTATAATGTTCCTCAACTTTTAATCCCCAATTATTTAATACTTCAAATAAAGACACCATCGTTGTCTTTTTTAAGGTGGTTAATTCATTTCTTGCTAAACCAATTCTTATGTTGGGGTGTTCTAAACATTTTATAATCATTAACGAACATACACCAAACGATTTACCACAACCAGCAGAACCACCATATAATATTTCTGTTGTTATATCATCATCAAAATAATCATATAATAATGACTGCTTTAATGTTGGACTAAACTCTATCGTCATTATTTGGTTTAATTATGTTTATTGTAATCCCCTCGTGTTTATGTTCGTGTTTTTCGGGGGAATAATAACCAAACATTTTGTTAATCATATCCAAACCTTTTATTAGGTTTTTTCTATCAGTTGATGTTTCACTTTTACATTCGTCAATTAAATCTATTAACTCTTTAATAATTTTATCCTTATTTATCTCATATCTTTCGTGTAATTCACTTTCTTTGAATGATATATAATCTACTACCTCTTGGGATTGTTTCATCTTGTGGGCTGCTCGTTTTGCTATTTCAGGTTTTTCTACCCCCATTACTTCCATATATGCTCTTGTCCAATTTAAACCATTATTAAATGCTGCATCAACAACTGCTTTTTTTCTTTGAAAATTAGTTTTGTAAATCATCTTATTACATCTTTATTTTATTTTTTATTTTGTCCCCCTTAATAATAGGTAATACTACTATTTCTTCATTAACAAACTCCAAACTATTATACCAATTAGATAATGATATTTGGGCTGCCCTTATCTGTGCCGCACAATGACTACAGATGTGGAACTTTATATCAATATAAGTATTAAATACTTCTTGCATGTCTTTAACATCTTGTGTCGTCATCCTATCCATCTTTAATAGGGATTCTATTTTTTGTTTTTCTTCGTTTTCCATTATTTCTTTTTTACCAAATCTTTATATTGTTCCCAACTATCAATTCTTGCTTCTGCGATGTTGAAGTATTCCTCATCCATTTCCATTCCTATAAATTGGAACCCCTCTAATAATGATGCAATCCCCACTGACCCAGAACCCATATAACAATCCATTACGACACCATTTTGTGGGGTTATTAACCTAACCAAATATGTTAATAAGTTAATTGGTTTTATGGTTGGGTGATTGTTTTTATCAATACCCATATTTCTTTCTTTCTTTGATACTTTGGGAACATAAAAAAATCTTGATGCTCCACCTGTATCACCTAATATCTTACCAGCTTCTTCATCAATAATAAAATTGGCGGGGAACCTACCCTGTGTTATTTCAGTTTTTACTTCTTTACCTCTCACTTTACCACCTCCAAAATGATTACCATTTTTATTACCATAACTTGATGTTATATTAACTGATGGCATTATTTCACTTCCAATTCTACATCCATCTATATTTATACCACCCGTTCCGTGTTTCAATACATTCTCAACAATTGTTTTTTCACTTAATGGTTTTCTTGCCATACAGATTGGTTCATTTGCTGGTTTGAGTGCAGTTCCCCAACCTTCATAATCACTATTACCTTTTGTTATAGAATTATCATATTTAGTTTTTGAATAACAATTCCATTCTTTTTCATTTTTTTTTGGTCGTTTTTTTGTTTTTATTTCATCTTCACCAAGATATTCTCTTTCATTACCTTGTAATTTATCAACTGCTTTACCGATGTTATGTGATTTGGGGAACCCACTACCATATACCCACATAATTTGGTCGCGTATCTCAAAACCCGCATCTTCCATATTTACAACCATTCTGTGATATGTTCGTGTCCCTCCGAATGATAATACATGCCCACCTGGTTTTAATACCCTTAAAACCTCTTTCCAAAAATTAACAGAAGGAACATCATAGTCCCACTTCTTATTCATAAAGGATAAACCATAAGGTGGGTCAGTAATAATACTATCCACAAAATTATCAGGTAGTTCCCTTAATTTTTCTATGTTGTCCCCCAACATTAATTTTACATTCTCGTTTTTCATACCATTTCTATTTAGTTAATGGGGCAACTTTTACCCCTTATGCTTTTTAGTTTTGTTTTAAATTATTATTAACTATTTCATATACTTCATAAGCTTCTAATTCTGCCCAAGTAATCATCTCTTCCTCCATATATAAATCCTCATCAAATTTATCAAAACTTTGATGCATTAACTCATGCATGATTAAACCAAATGTATGTATCTCATCTGTGCATCTTGATAGGTTAATAAATACAAACTTATCAGGTGTGTAAGGTATAAAATTACACCACCCTGCGAAGTATGCGTCCTCTGTAGTGTTATTATATTTCTCACAACTTATCTTATTCAACCCATGCATACTATCTACTTCGTAGTAATCAAATATCTCACAGGGGTTATAGGATAGTAGTAGTTCATAATCTTTTCTTTTGTAGCTTATCATCGTTTTTTTATTATCAATATATGTGGTGTTTAATTGTTTTTTTTTTAAATTAAAAAACCCCCATTTTTTGTGGGGGTTAGTTAGATTTACATATTTTTTATTACTCGTTGTTTTAGTTTCTTTACGGAATGAAAGACAGATATGTGGTCAATATTCCATTCCTTTTCTATTTGTCTATAGGATTTAAACTTTTCAAAATATTCCTCCCACATTAAATTCTCAAACCAACTTTTTTTAGTTTTACTATAAGCCCTTTCTATTTTATCTAATTTTTGCTCAAAAACAATTTTATTCTCAATCTCATCATCACTAATCAACATATAATTATCTATAAATTCGTAGTCATTAATTCTAACATTTTTGTGGAATGATGAGGTATTACTATGGACTTGGTTTCGTATTGTGTTGATAAAATAATATTTAAAATATTTCTCTTTATAAACCTGCTCAATCTTTTCTTTGTTTTCTAAAAAGGATATAGCGATTTCACTTATTAACTCTGGTTTTAAATCTAATCTTGGGGATATTATTGTGTTAATTATTTCATCGTAGATACTACCCTTCCTTACGATTTCTTCTAATATGGCATTTATATTCATTATTTTTCTATGTATTTAAAACTTTCAAACATTGATTCAACCAACTTCGTAAATTTTTCTTCGTTATTTTTGTGTGGGACTAATTTATCCATTATCAATAAAAATGATTTTTTCATTTCATAATGTAATTGGGATGCATATTCAAATAACTCTGATTTGATATATACATATAATACTGCTGCACTGGTTCCCAATAAAGTAAATAATGATTCTTGTTCGTATTCAAGGAACATATCTTCAGTAAGTTCGTCTAATGTCTCATACTCCGTATATAGTTGGAGGGAATTTACTAACATATCATTATAAGCCATTAATTCAGACATCATAATATCGTGGCTCTCTTGTATCTTATTAAGATTTAACTCTAACATTTCTTCTATGTTTTTCATAATATTCTTTTTGATTTTTGTTTATTTATAAAATTTGGTATTTCAACATATAATTCTATTAATGTATCTAATGATATTGGGTCATCAAGACGATGTCTAATCTTATCAGTATATACTTTATATGTTATATCATATTTAAGTCCCTTAAAAACCATTAAATACCCCCTATCCTTAAATTCATCACCCTCTACTTGTTCTAATAATTCCAAACCCATTAGTATTATTTCCATTTTTCGTTTTTTTTATTGTTTATTTGTTATATATAAATATCTTACTACTATGCAAAAGACAGAATTTACAAATATTTTACTAAAAAATGTTCTACAAATAAAAATCGGGGAATAAGATACCCCTTTGTGTTTGAATCATTATCACCAGATAGGGTTGTTGTTTTAAATGTGTATTCTTCTATTAACGCTTTTAATTTATCAACCTCAATAAACCATATTTCCCCCAAGTTAAAGAAATAAGTGGCAAACCATTTAGCTTTACTAACATCAATACCTGATGCTTTACCTCTACATTCAAACTCAACAAATATGTTATTTGAATCTCTATCTTTATTAACATAATAATCTGTCTTTATTTCATAAGATATTAATTTTTCTTTGAAGGACATTATTAAGTCGTGTGTGTTGTTTTTATTATCCGAGTGGTATATTCCCCCTAATGATTCAAGATATGTTCTTACAATCAATTCTCCTTCTTCACCTCGTTTTAAATCATCTCTAAAGTTTCCCATTTTAAGTATTTACTTATAAATATGCTGTAATTGTGCAAAAAACACTTTACTTATAAAAATATTTAACTATATGGAGGCATTCTTACTAATTTTTATTGGTGTATTTTTAATAATCTTTATTTAAAATCATCATAAATAATAAATTATTTTTACTTTTTTTTCAAAATAACTGAACTTTGTAAATTATTGTGATACTTATTATTATAAGTCATAGCATGTAAGACATAAATGCTCCTCCAATCTAACGAAAGGATGTCGTAATTGTAGTTTCATAAATGATAGACATATTAAGACGATATAAAATAATATACTTTAAATGAAAGAGATGGGTGTTCAAAACTTATTACCCGCTTTCAACCTCACTAAAATAGTAGGTAGTAATAAGTTATGTTTCTCTTGGGGGGCAGGGGGCATAACTTATTTTATCTACCTTCAAAAATAGAGATTAAAAAACAAATTTAATAATTAAATATTATATAATATGAAAGAGATAATAATTACTATGAGAGAAATATGGGATTCAACCAAACCAATTATATTTAAAAATAAAAAAAAATATAATAGAAAAGATAAATATAATATAAAAAACGATATAAATGACGATAATAGAATTAACAAATAATATTAATAATCTTTTAAATAAGGTTAAAGAATGTAATTTTATCCCCAACGAAGATAAAAAAGATATATCACAGGATGTTGTCTTAAAATTATTAACAGCAAAAAACTTTGATTTAACGAACTCTTTTGATATGAATAAGGGTTATATATTCATAACCACAAGGAACTGCTGTATTGCCCATCACAAATCAAAAAAAAAAGAATATAATGTGGTTAAGGCTGATTGGATATTTGATACTATCCCAATTCAAGATGAAAACTCATACGACAATACAAATGAATACTATATGAATAAAGTAAAGAATATCTTGGATACAGATAAAGCCTTCAACGAAGAAGAAAAATTAATATTTGATTTAAGAATGATGGGATTATCTAATATAGAAGTATCTAAAGAATTGGGGATAAAAACAACATCACAAATTTATTACAATACCAGAGTAAAATTAAAATATAAGTTAAACCCCAAAGTTAGATTTATTGTTAGGGATAAACGACTTAATATAGATTATAATATAAAAAATAAAACTGATGTATTAAAATTTTTACCCTATCTTGACGAGAATTATATTAATGTATTTTTAAGA